GTAAAAAACTAAATTCTCAAGGTGTTCTTCAATCAAAAGGGGAAGCTCCATATGGGGCTTTTGGTTTTGAAGTAACAATGGATGACGGAACAAGTGAATACTGGTGGTTATTAAAAGGAAAATTCCAAGAACCATCAAGAACACAAAATACTGGTACGGATTCTATTGAATTTGGTACTCCAACATTAGCAGGCGAGTTTATCTCTAGAGATAGTGACGAAGAGTGGAAATTTGTTGGAGCAGATTCGAATGATGGATTTACGAATGGTGCCACATGGTTCCAATCTGTATACGAACCCGCTGATGGCGGGACAGAAGAACCTATAGAGTAGGGAATTCCTACTCTATTTTACATAGCGGAGGTGAAAAATAATGGATAAAGGGTTAAAACGGGATTTACAACATGTGCCCAAAGAAGTAAAAATTATGTTAGATAAGGAACGTACCTTCAGATTGGACCTTAACGCATATTTCGAATTGGACATGCTTTATGATGAAAAAGGAAAAACATACCATCATCTTGAAGCAGATTTATTGAGAATGCGTCCTTATGCAATAAGAGCTTTCTTGTGGGCAGGACTGGTTCATGAAGATTCGGAATTAAGTATTGAAGATGTAAGTAAATACATTGATGTCCATAACATTCAAGAGTACTCAAAGATGATTTATGAACTTATTCTTGGAGATAAACCAGAAGCAGAATCAAAAAACGAACAAGAGGATACAAACGTTAAAAAAAAGTAGGTTACCAACATTATGATTGGGATCTACTTTTTGCTTTTTATACAGAAGTTTTAAAGAAAGATGAAAATGAGTTTTGGACCATTAGCATGCGCCGATTGTGGGCGTTATTTGCGGTTAGAGAACAGCGGGAACAGCGTTTAGAGAAAGAAAAAGAGTTAAGAAAACAAAATGAAGCTCTTAATAGGATGAGGGCTTTGTAGGAGTGAGTTTATGGCTGGGTTGAGTTTAACAATTGAAATTGATGGCAATGAAGCTTACAAGCTTATAGAAACTGCAGCGAAGATAATTCAAAACCACAAAGATGATTTGACTGAACAAGAAAAAGACGAGTACAAAAAAGCAGTTGAACGTTTTTCTGAAAAAGGAATACAAGTCAAAGCGTGAAAGGAAGTGGTCCATATCTAATCCATTAGAAAGGCAGGTGAGAGTATGACAAGAGATGTTATAGCTGATTTAGTTGCTCAAGTTTCCTTAGATGGTACTAAGTTTGATAAAGGGATTGGGCAAGTTAATAGACAACTTAAATTAGTGTCAGAGGAGTTAAAAAGTGCACAAAGCCGTTTTCGTCAAACAGGAGATTCGCAAGATTTATTAGGCAGTAAATCGCAAACATTGTCCGGAAAATTAAAACTCCAACAAGCAAGAGTTGATTTATTAAATAAAGCCTATAACGAATCAAAAGAAAATACAGGAGAATTTTCAAGAAATACTCAGCGTCTAGCAACACAATTAGAAAGGGCTAAAAGGGAACTATCTGAAACTGAGCATGAGTTAAAGGATGTCAATCAACAATTACAAAACCAACCTAGCAAGTGGATTGAAGTTGGTAAACAGGCTGAATCAGCTGGCGAAAAAATGATGAATGTCGGCAAAAACATGATGCAATTCGGTCAAACCTACACAATGGGTGTGACAACCCCAATTGTTGCTTCTGGTGTAGCTGTATTTAAGGCGGCGTCTGACTTTGAATCAGCTTTTGCAGGTGTGGAAAAGACTTTTTCTGGAACAGAGGAGCAATTAGCTGACTTACGAACTGGTATCCGAGACATGGCAAAAGAAATACCTGCATCCACCACAGAAATTGCAGCAGTTGCAGAAGCAGCAGGGCAATTAGGGATTCAATCAGAATCAATTGAAGAATTTACTCGTACCATGATTGATCTTGGTGAATCTACTAATATGTCAGCTGAAACAGCAGCAACAGAATTCGCTAGATTCGCAAATATTGTGGGTATGAGTCAAGAAAACTTTGATAGATTGGGAAGTTCCACTGTTGCTCTAGGTAATAGCATGGCAACAACTGAAGCTGAAATTTCCACCATGGCAATGCGACTAGCAGCACAAGGTAGTCAAGTAGGTATGACGGAAGCTCAAATCATGGCTCTGTCTGCAACTATGAGTTCATTGGGTATTGAAGCAGAAGCAGGCGGTACAGCAATGACAACTGTCCTTAAGAAAATCGATTCAGCAGTAGGTGAATCTGGCGAAGAACTAGAATCCTTTGCCGCGGCTGCCGGAACATCATCTAGTGAATTTGCAAAAGCTTGGGAATCTGATCCGATTTCAGCCTTGGATATGTTTATTAAAGGGCTTGCTGAATCAAGTGATGAAGGCGCTAATCTAACTACAATTTTAAATGATCTAGGCATTAAAGGAATACGCGAAGCTGACACGATTTTACGTATGGCTGGTGCTAGTGATTTATTAACGGATGCGGTAAAAACCTCTACAGATGCTTGGGAAGAAAATTCTGCGTTGACAGATGAAGCGACACAACGTTATGAAACCACAGAATCACAACTTAGAATACTGTGGAATCGAGTAAAAGATATGGGCATCACATTAGGGGAAGTCTTAATACCAGTTGTAATGGATGCAATAGATGCTGCTGAACCTTTGATACAAAAAATTGAAGAAGGTGCTCAAGCTTTTGCTGATATGGATGAAGAACAGCAACGAACCATTTTAAAATTAATTGCTTTAGCTGCAGCGATTGGTCCAGTAAGCGTAGGATTAGGCGGTTTAACTACTACTATCGGTGGCGTTTTAAAAGTTGGTGGAGGATTAACTTCTATGCTTGGTAAAGCAGGCGGAAAGGGTCTTCTTGGTAGATTTGCTACTATGGGAGTTACCGGTGGACCGGTTGGTATTGCTATTGCTGGTGTAGGTGCATTAGGTTTAGGTATAGCTGCATTGTCTCAAGCTAGCAAAGATAATTTAGAAGAAACCCTAAAAAGCATCGAAGCAAGAGAGCAAGAGCTTGATACTTTAGATGAAACGATAGCTCGATTTGATGAATTGCAAAATAAAAATAAACTTTCTACAGATGAAGTCCTTCGTTACATGGATATTATGACCGAATTAAAAAATGCCAAAAACGAAGATACAATAAAAGCTTTAACTGATGAACAGCAGAATTTACTTGAAAAATCAGGTATGACAAATGATGAAATGGAAGAATTCCTTGGTCTTAACGATAAAATTGTAGAAAAAACTCCTGCAACTACTGAAGCTATATCAGAACAGGGTAATGCTTACGCAGAAACAACTGAAGAAGTGAAAAAACTCAGCGCTGCGGAAAGGGAAAGATTAACAGAAGACACCTATAGAGATTTGACCAGCGAAATGGATAAACAGGAGGAAAACTTAGAAAGACAAAGTGAATTGCAACAGGAAATCAAAGACAAAGAAATTGAACGTTCAGAGTCGTCACAAAGACTATTAGATTTATCTGGTCAATTAAGGGAACAAGATTTAGTTATTGCGGAATTAAAAAATGAGATTTCTAATGCAACTGGTGCTGAAAAAAGAAATTTAGAAGGTAAATTGCTTTTAGAACAACAGAATCGAAGTGAAATAGCCCGTTCATTGGGAATTGAAGAACAAACTGTTGAAAAGTTAGATGAACAGATTGGTAAAAAACAAACAAAATTAGATCAAACTGAAACAGAATTAAAACAATTTGATGAACTTTTAGATAAATACGCTCAGATGTTATTACAAGAACAAGGTATTGTTGCGGAAAAAGGAAAAGCTGTTGAAACGATTCAGCAAGAGCAAAGGGAAATTGATACAGCTAGAGAGAAATTAAAGGAACAATGGGATCTACAGAAAATCGGTCGTGCTGAATACGAAAATCAAAATGAAAAATTAAATGAGCAGCAAAGGAAAATTGATGTTGTTAAAGGTAGACTAGAGGAGATGAATATAGTCGCTGGTCGAACTGTTTATAAGGATATCAATGTTAAAACAAACACAGATAAAACTTATAAAACGCTTGGAGACACAATAGGAAAGCATGTTCGTGTATACACAACCACAGATGGCAAATACGCCAGAATAGGTGACCCTGTTACTAAGCAAGTTAATATAAGGACTTCAGGCGGGCGAGTTTTAGAAATGTACGCCGATGGTACAAACTTTCATCCTGGCGGACCTGCATTAGTTGGCGAAGAAGGTTTTGAGTTGGCTAAGTTAGGCAATCGTTGGTCTTTACTTGATTTAGGAATTTATGATCTACCACGAAGCACACAAGTATTTACTCATGATGAATCCAAAAGCATCATAAGAGCATTAAACAGTATGCCTGGGTATGCAAATGGTGTTAGTAGTCCTGGTGAGGCTGATCGGGTTGTAAATGACCTCAACAACCGAGTTCCTATGACGGGTGAAGCTGTAATATATACAACTATTGTAAATCAAGTTGATGGTAGAGAATTAAGCAGGCAGACATATAAATATACAACTGAATTTCAACAACGCGACAAGAAAGTGAGGGATAGCTTTGCGTAAAACATTAGTATTTAACGGAGAGAGTAAACCGTGGATTTATCTTTTACAAGGACGAAGCAAACCTCCTTTTGCGTCTATTAGCCGTAATCTTTTGACTGTACCAGGTATGGCAGGTGCTTATTTGCAATCTAGCGATGTGCAACCACTGGTTATTAATCAACCTGTGGGTTTTATCGTTAAAAATGATGAACATGCTTTACAATTAAAAGATGAACTAGCACAATGGCTAATTACGGACGAACCTGTTGAACTTAAATTTAGCGATGAACCAGGACGTACTTATTTCGCCGTTGTAGAAAATACAATCAATGATTTTGCTAAATTCGTTGACCAACGAACGGGAACCATTCAATTTTTATGCGTGGATCCTTTTTCTTATGGTGAAGAACAAATAGTAGAGTTCGGTACAGTCGCTCTCTGTATTGGGAG